TTCGCCAAGCCAGTATGTTTTTTGATTAGCTGTTGGCGTAACCGCTGTGTTAGTCAAAGTCGGGTTTGTGTTGAAAACTTTACGAATGTAGTTTTCAGAACTTCGGTCAAAGTTAAATGTAATTTTGTCAGTAACTGTTCCTGTGCTATTCTTAACTTGAGCAACAAATTCGTAGTTTGCGCCATTTGAACGGAACATAGTGGCGTTCGAGGCTGTTGTTTGAAGAGCAGCACTACCAGAGCCACGTACAGCGCCAGAAAGTTCAACTGCGCCTTGGGCGACATAGAAAACCGCTGCCAAAGTACCAGTTTGAGGAGTTTGATCCTTCATTGCTACTGGAAGGTGACCGGCTGCACCGTTTCCGGCTCCAGTGGAAGAAGAAGCAATCAAGAAAAGCCCATATGCTCCACCATCAGTGTATGCGGATCCAACTGTTGTTTCGGCTCCTGCACTATTTTCAGTCATCCACCCGGCAAGTCCGGTAGGGGATGTGTAATCAGTGTGCTGGTTTCCTAGCAAGCGGATTACGTTGATTGGGGCGTTGTTAGCAAGCCAAGCCTGTGCTGCATAAGCGGCATAAGTTGGGGCTAAAACGGCATTATTTCTCCAGACATCATCCGAACCTACGTTACCGGGGTTCGGTGCTCCGAAGATGTCAACAAATTCTGCGAAAGAGTTGACTTGGACAGGCTTCATACCAGGACCGCGTGTTGTGCGACCGATAACCACAGGTCCTATTCTGTTTGGGGTTTCAGGAAGGGCGGAATTATCAATTTCGTTAATGAAAACTCCAGGTGAAACGAATTTATATTTTTTGACCGACATCTTGTAAAGTCTCCTTGGTTATACATTTACCTACCAATAAAATGATAGGTATTTCCCTTATAAATAGTAAGACAGAGTTCTAAACTCCATAATTCATAACTAATCGCGATATTTAACTTTTTCAGGAGATATGTTCCAAGGTTTGTCACCAACAATCACTCTTTCTCTTCCAATTCTTACATCCACCGCATTCTCTCTGTAAACAATCTTGGGCGTATTTTGATTTTTATCGTCTCCGATGAGATATCCTAAAACCTTAATATTAATCTTTGTTTCATACTTTCTCTCTTCGTCACTTAAATTTGTAATATTCGTGTCAAGAGAGAAATCTGATTCAATAAAGCCCTCATATGTGTGCATGTTTCTTCTAATTGTAAAATAATTGACTGGTCTTCCTATATTGAGGAAAGGGGTTACAATCTCGTTCAGTTGCTGCTGATATTCTGTTCGGATGCCTATAGTATAAGATACATCAATGTATGTTGGAAGTGGGATTGTTGCGGTCTCATAAACAACTTTGTTGTTTTTTCGGGGATAATTGTTCTGCTTGTTTATCCTCTTTGCATCCGCATTGGCAAAATTTCTTGTTTTGTCCTGTTTGATTCGGCGGGCGATGACGATGGAGGAGTCAGTGTTAGCCGTGCCGCCATAGATACCACCCTTTCTTGAAAGGTCCTTACTAATACCACCTCTCTCAACAGTCAATACTGGGAGTATTACTGATCCGTTGGCATCGCGCAACCCTTTGTTGTTCTTGATTTGGAAGGCTCTCTCTGCCGAGACCCATATAACTGGGACTTTTTCAAAGCCCTTGTTTGTTGTGCAAGACAGGTTTAATTTATTATCGATATACTCGAATAAAGCCATGTCGATATTCTCTATCGTCGAGGGCATTAAGATCTCTTCATGAATTACAGAAGGGTCTTTTACTCCAGAGTAGTCGTCTTTTTTATGTGGCATCGAATAATCCCTCTCTTGCTCTTACACACTTTGCTGATATTTCCATTTTATGTTGTATCTGCCCGAAAAGCTGTTTTGGTTCGCTTAAAGTAACAATCTCATAATAAATATCTCCGTAAGAAACAAAGTCGCCTTCTCGGACGAAAAGGTCTTGATCCTCGGTCAGGCGGCGCTTATGAAAGTGAATGATTATTGAGCTATTCTTATCTAATCCATAGTTGGAAGTAGAAGTCTCAATCCCTTCCCACTCAACCAAGGCGAATACCCTGATGGGAGGCAGAAAAGTTTTCTTGATTGCTTCGCCGTAAACTGAATGAAAGTTGGTATGCTCTAGACTGATTGGATAATAAGCTACCTGCTGACCGATGACACGTTCAATTAACTCATCGTTTACCTGCTTAACTAAATTTCTTTCTTTTTGTCCAAGAAATAAAGGTGGTGGTGGTTGTACTGGTTGTGACCACTTATCCGAATCTGAATTTGACATTTCACTGGTCCTCTAGTATATCTATCCAACAAAGATGCCAGTTGGCACTTTTTCTAGCGAATCTTTTGAACTTTGCATCATATCTGCTTCTTGTTGGGCAAGCTTTGCATATGTCAATTCGTCAAGAATCGTTTTTAATTCTTCTCTTAATGCTGATTGTTCTTCTTTCGCTTGGGTTAATAGCTCACCTGCATTTAAGTTAACAGATTCGCCAGGGATTGGAATAGTGGCAAATTTTCCTCGGACCTGTCCAAGCATCTCTTTCGATACTGCTATTCCAAATCTCCTAATCCATTGTTTTCCGATAGCGTTAATATTCGAATATGGAATATTTCCAAACGGCATCGTTCCAAGGTTATTAATTCCCTCTATCTCGCGATCGACGCCAGTTGAGCCACTGATTTGAGCCCAAGCATCGTTGTCTACTGTGAAGTCAACCCAGAAGTTATCGGGGGAGTTATGCACAGGAGAGGGGAAAATTCTTAAGTTATTGTCTTTAATTTCGTATGAATAGTGAGAGTTTCTTGTCTTGATAGCATCCTCATAAGCCATAGCTTGGCTTTTGTTTTGCCATACAGGAATTACTTCAAAGGTAGAATCATCCGAGTACATTCCATACGTGGATAAGTTACCAACTGTATTTAGTCCGCCGTAGTATCCATAGAACCTCCACATCGCTTGAGGTGTCTTGTAATAGACTTTTCTAATTGTTATCTTATTATCGCCAACTTTGTTGTAATAGGATACTGTCGAATCATTTGCTGATGAAGATTGAATTATTTGAGCTAAATCATAATCTTGCTGGTCTGTTACCGCTGCAAAGGAAGCAGAATAGAAAGGTTTTGTGCCTCCAAGCCCAGTCTCTGTTGAAACCGCTTGAGCTATTCTCTTTGAATAAGAGAAATCAAAACGTGGGTATTTTAAGTTAACATGTGTACCGTCCAGGCTTGAGGATAGCGTACCAGGGAGTATGTTGCCATGATGGTCGAACGTACCTGTTGTGTCGCCAAGGACATTGTGAAGAACATTTTTTCCTTGATGAATGTTTAATATATAAGAATACTCTAATACTGATTCTTCATAAGCTGCATAGATGTTCTCTTCTGTCAACTCGATGTCAAGTACGTCACCACCAAGCTTTTTGTATGTATATGCGACTTGTTCTAAAGCGCCAGACACAAAGCGTGTGTCGTACATCGCGGACGATGTTTTAACATAAATACCAAAAGGATATGACCCAGTTGCCGACGCCGTTGCAAGTGCTCCAGTGATCGGTAGCCTTATCGCGCTGGTTTGACTTGTAGGTGTCAGAGTCGGTGCTGCCATTGTGAAGGTTCTCCTATCAACGTAATTAGTTTCCTATAAAGGAAAACCCTTCACGTTTGCACGCAAAGGGCTTGAAACCTATTAATATAGATTTAGGGGGGAGGAAACGGTATATTTATTTTTTTCTAGTAGTAGGCTTTTTTGTTTTAGTCTTCTTCGTATTTTTAGTATTTGTGCCAGTGGTTTTCTTCGTGGCGGTTGTAGTAGTGCCAGTGTCATTTGTAGTAGTGTCAGCAACATTGCTTGTGGTGGTTGTAGTACCAGTAGCGTTGTTCGTTGTGACAGTGTTATCTGTAGTGGTGGCAGTATTTGTCGTAGTATTTTCAAGAACAGTTGTATTATTTGTGGCTGTTCCAGTGGTTGTGGTCGTACTAGTAGTATCGCCAGTGGCAGTGTCAGTTGTTGTATTGGTAGTATCAACAGTTGTGGTGCCAGTTGTCGTGCTGGTGGTATCAGTAGTGGTAGCACCAGTTGTGATTCCGGTGGTTGTCGTACTATTAGTAGTCGTATCCGTATTCGTTGTGTTTGTAGTGGTTGTTTTGGTATTTCCTAGCCTGCTAAGACGGTGATCTGCAAACTTTGGACTGTACATAAATCTCTTTTTCTTACCCATGGTAAACTCCTTGTATAAGGTAAATAGTTGTTAATAAAGCAAAAAAACAAAAAAAACCCCCTTCCGAAGAAGGGGGCAAAATAGATATATATTTTTTTGTTATTTATCCAAGACGATAGATCGTAACAGCAGTTGCGCCAGTTCTACGAACTCTGAATGTTGCCGAACCGGAGGTATCCTCTCCATCAACCCTTGGGTTGATCAGCGGGCTTCCGAGCAAGGTTATGCCTGTTCCAGCAGTCAACGTAACGATGTACGATGCTGTCGTAGCCAGGTTAATGAAGCTAAAGTCAAATGAGTCGCCATCAGCGGTCAGTCCGAGTCCTGAAACAAAGTTGGCGGCTGTATCAGTGGCTTTTGCGCGTGCAGCACCTGGTGTACATTTCACAATACCAGCCAATACGTTTGCAGCAGTAACTACTGAGGTGTCATCAGCACTAGTGGCTTCAGCACCCTGATATCTAATAACTCCACCTGTTCCACGCAAATGCGTAGTACCAGCAGTAACAGTTAGTCCACCAGCAGTAACAGTTAGTCCACCAGTAGTAGCTGTAACACCCTCTGCTGCTGTCAGTGTTTTAACAGCCAATGTGCTATCGCCCATTGCTAATTGTCTTTTTAAATTCTCTAATAAAGCTTGCGTTCTCGCCAAGCCAATCCTTTTTGATCCCATAGTTTAAAATCCTCCCTTGGTTTTACCATTTATAATCATATCAAAAACTATATGGTGTGGGTTTCCCCACCCTTTAAATAGGGTTCTGATAAACAAAAACCCCGGCTGAATTAACAACCGGGGTTTTATTTTTTACGCTATTGCCTTATTAAGCAGTTGCGCCAGCCTCACCAAGGAGACCACGAACAACAACAAGACCGTACATATCAGGACGAACCATCTTCTTCGCGTAACGAGTCATCACGCCCTTACGAGGCACGAAGTCTTCAGTTCCGAAGATAGTAGGAGTAACCTGAAGAGGTACATAAGGAGCATAGACATATCCACTTTCGAGGAAGCTATTACCCTTACGTCCAACAAGAATGATGTTACGCATGAAGTATGGATCAACATAAACATCGAATTTCTTGGAAAGGTTACCAGTCTTAACAGCACCGATAGTACCGCGATCCTCATCAGCAGTCACAGAGCCACGGAAGCCCGATGTGAACTCAAGGATGTTAGCAACTTCTGGTCCACAAACTACGAAGTTTGCGCCACCACGAAGTGTCTTACGGTGAATCTGAGCACTTACGTCATTGATTGTCTCAATAAGAGTCTCATACCATTCGCTAACTGTACCAGTGAAGTCAGGAGCAGCGGAGCTAGCACCAATTTCAACACCAGTTGTACGATTAACGAAAAGACCAGGGGAACGCGACCAGTAGAATGTACCAGCAGTTGCGCCTTTAACGAGGTCTTCGAGGATCTCTTGGTCGATCTCAAGAGCGATTTGCTCAGAAAGAATGCTTGTAAGCTCAACTTCAGCGTCGAGGTTATGGTAAGCATTCAAGTCTTGACCGAGTTCTGGAGTCCACTTAGCTTTGAGCTTCTTGGTCATCGCTGTGACTGCAATGGAGTCAACTTTGATGTCGATCTCTTTGATGAGATCTTTAGCTTCGCCGCGCTTTGCTGTCCCGACATTATCTGCTTCTTCAAGTCCCCAGGGATCGGCACCGACGACGGAACCAACTGGAGTACCAGCACTAAAAGTATCTTTAAGTGGGTATGAAACTTCGAAAGTTTTGTTGTTATCGGTAAGTGCTGGGAAAGAGCTTGTACTGTGAAGG